TTGCCGAACCGAAAACGATGAAAGCTCCTGAACGTAAGAAAATGCCTGTTCAGATGGAAGATAAAACAATTACTCCTCTCGTGACTCATCTCTCAAAGAAAACCAAAGAGTCCGAAGATGAACGCATCATCAAAGAAAGTAACGAAGCTGACGAAGGAAAAACTGTCCGTGGAATGAAAGTTCTTTCTGAAAATTCAATGCCTATCAAAAAACTTTCAAATGAAGAAAGTGAAAAAACGTCTTCGAAGAAAGAACTTTCCGAATCCCAGAAAGCAGATATCGAAGCGAGAAAAAATGCTCGTGTTGCAGCAGCTAATGCCGCCATCAAAGCGAACGAAACAAAAGCCAAAAAACCTATGAGCGACGCTCAGAAAGCAGCTCTTGCCAAAGCTCGAGCAAAGGCTCAAGAAAAACGTGAAGCCCAGGCAAAGGAAAACAACTCCGGCAAAGGAGAATAATTATCATGGGTGCATTTTATGACTTTCTCCGTGAAGATGGAGAATGGGTAACAAAGATGTTTCCTTTTGGGCAATGCCCCAACGAAATTATCGATGACGATGGAGTAAAAGCCAAACGAGGTTGGAGACCGGGAACAAGTTTCAACATCGGCTGGAAAGCTGGTCAAGAACCATCCTCTGTCATTATATCACGCCGAGAAAAGCGAACCAAAGATAATATCAATGCCGGAAAAAGAGGTGAAAAAGATTGGCGGGCAAGATCACCTAAACTTGTTACAGACTAATTCTTATTCCACAACTTTTTCTTTTCGATAGGGAGAGTTTGCTCTCCCTTGTTTTTCCAGTAAATTACGAGGACAGCAAATGAAAATCATCAAGCGTAATGGGGCAGAAGAAGAATTTTCCATCCAAAAGATCGCTCAAGCCATCTCAAAGGCGAACAAAACAGTTCCCCCGCAAATCCAGATGAGCGAAAAACAAATTGAAACCATCAGCAAAAGAATTGAGCTCGCATGTACCAGTTCAAATCGTGCCTTTTCCGTTGAAGAGATCCAAGACCTTGTAGAAAAGGGTATTATGGAAGAAAAAGCCTACGATGTTGCTCAAAAATATATCACATATCGTTATTCCAGAAACATTTTGCGCCAAGCAAACACCACCGATGCTCAGATCCTTTCTTTGATTGATTGCAATAACGAAGAGATCAAGCAAGAAAATTCCAATAAGAATCCAACCATCAACAGCGTTCAACGTGATTACATGGCGGGAGAAGTATCGAAAGATATTACGAAACGTTTCTTGTTGCCACAAGACATTATCGAAGCTCATGAACAGGCTATTATTCATTTCCATGATGCGGACTATTTCGCACAACATATGCACAACTGTTGCCTTGTGAATCTCGAAGACATGCTTCAGAACGGAACCGTTATTTCTGGAACAATGATCGAAAAACCAAAAAGTTTTTCAACAGCTTGCAATATCGCTACGCAGATTATGGCTCAGGTTGCAAGCAGTCAGTACGGCGGTCAAAGTATTTCAATGACTCACCTGGCTCCATTCGTTGAAGTTTCCCGAAAGAAGATTCAAGAAGAACTCCTGGAAGAAAGTGAACTCACTGGAATTCCGATTCACGCAGAAGCATTTGACAAAATCGTTGAAAATCGGCTTCGAAAAGAAATCAAGAAAGGCGTTCAAACCATCCAGTATCAAGTTGTTACTCTTATGACAACAAATGGTCAGGCTCCTTTCGTAACGTTATTCCTTTATCTCGGAGAAGCAAGAAACACACAAGAACAAAAAGACCTTGCAATCATTATTGAAGAAGTTCTTGAACAACGTATCAAAGGCGTGAAAAACGAATCCGGTGTTTACGTTACTCCGGCATTTCCGAAATTGATTTACGTCCTCGAAGAAAACAATATCACTCCTGACAGTGAATATTGGTATCTCACTGAACTCGCCGCAAAATGTACGGCGAAAAGAATGGTTCCTGATTACATTTCCGCAAAAATCATGAAGCAACTCAAAATCGATAAAGCCGGAAATGGAAATGTGTATACCTGCATGGGATGTCTTGACCATGATGAAATGATTGAAACCGATTGCGGGAAAATGGCTATCGGGGAATTGATTGAAGGGGTTAACGCCATTTTTGCAAACCCTGTTAAAATTCAGCAATTCATCTCTTCTGAAAACAAGGAGATTTTGTTATGATCGGGTATGTTTATAAAACCACAAATCTCATCACTGGTCAATTTTACATTGGAAAGCGTGAATTTCGAAAAGACGCAGAATCCCGAAAAATCTATTACGGTTCAAATTCCAACATCTTGAACAATGTTGTCAAATACGGCGAAGAGAATTTCAAGAAAGAAATCCTTGCAGAATGTGAAACTCTTGAAGAAATGAGTCGAATAGAATGGGATTATTTGAATGAAAATGTCGGGAACACTCTTTGTTTGAATAAATTTGGCGGAGAAGGTTTTGGCGGCGTCTACCAGAAAGGTGTTTGTAAACGTTGCGGAAAAGAAGCTGTTACTTATTCTGAGTCGGGGTTATGCATGTCTTGCATTATCGGCACAAGAAATCAGCGATTCTGTGAAAAATGTGGTCGCTCAACTTATCGCTATCAAGACGGAACTTGTATGTCTTGTGTTGCGAAAGAAAGTCACGAAAACTATTTTTGCAATCAATGTCAAAAGGAGACAAGTCATATGGGTGGTTTTTGCAAACAACATTCTTTTCGCCTTGTAAAAAATGGCGATAAAATCGAACTTTGGAACAATCGGCACAAGCTCATAAGCGACATTGTGTCTTTGCAGAAATCAACTGTTATAACCACTCCGAGGTCTGTTATTTATCAACTCCCTGAAGGAGCCATGAAGGTCAAATGCAACAACGAACTTGTCGAGTTAAAAAATTTGATTTACAATGAAAATGTTTCTGGGTGGTTAAAAATTTCTTATCGATACGATGGAAGAAAAGACCATATTCGATCGTTTGTTGCGACAGAAGATCATCCTATGCCAATTTTGTCTGGGGCAGTAAAGAGAGCCGACGAACTTGTTATTGGAGACAAATTCATTCGAACAAATATCAAAAGTGCCGGTTCGGGAAAACAGTGGAACTATGCTGAAATCATTTCGATAGAACCCTATATTCAAACAAAACGCAGTTATGACGTTACGACAGAAACAGAATATTTTGACTTAAATGGGGATATTCTTTCTCATAATTGTCGTTCGTTTCTCACACCGTACATCAACAAAGATGGCAATCCTCAATATTTCGGAAGGTTTAACCAGGGAGTAGTCACCATAAATCTTCCAGACGTTGCATTGTCTGCGAACAAAGACCTGGATAAATTCTGGGAAATCTTCGATGAACGTTTGGAACTTTGCCATAAGGCTCTTCAATGCCGCCATGAACGTCTTACCGGAACTGTTTCCGATGTTGCTCCTATTCTTTGGCAACATGGTGCTCTGCTCCGTCTCGGCAAAGGGGAAGTTATCGATGAATATTTGCACGGTGGATACTCGACATTGTCTCTCGGGTATGCGGGACTATGGGAATGCGTTTACGCTTTAATCGGCAAGAAACTCACCGAACCCGAAGGCGAAGAACTCGGTCTGAAAATTATGTGCAAACTCAATGAATACACTCGCAAATGGAAAGAAGCAGAATGTATTGATTATTCGTTGTACGGCACTCCTATCGAAACAACCACATACAAATTTGCCAAGGGACTTCAAAAACGTTTCGGTGTTATCGAAGGCGTTTCCGATAAAAATTATATCACGAACAGTTATCACGTTCACGTTACTGAACCGATTGATGCTTTCGAAAAACTTGCCTTTGAAGCGAAATTTCAGGCTCTTTCACCTGGCGGTGCTATCAGCTACGTTGAGGTTCCCAATATGCAAGACAATATTCCTGCGGTTCTTCGAGTTATGCAATTCATTTACGACAATATTATGTATGCAGAACTGAATACAAAGAGCGATTATTGTCAGGTTTGCGGGTATGACGGGGAAATCAAAATCATCAAAAATGAAGATGGAAAACTTATCTGGGAATGTCCCAAATGCAAAAATACTGATCAGAAAAAGATGAATGTTGCTCGCAGAACTTGCGGTTACATTGGTTCTCAATTCTGGAATCAGGGTCGTACTCAAGAAATTGACGAGCGTGTAATGCATTTGTGATATGAACTACGGAACAATAAAACCGACAGATATTGCAAATGGGGAAGGAGTCAGAGTTTCTCTTTTTGTTTCAGGCTGTACCCACCATTGTCCCGGTTGCTTTAATTATGTGACGTGGGATTTCAATTATGGGAAACCTTTTACAAAAGAAACGGAAGATGAAATTCTGAGCCTTCTTTCAAGGAATTACATAGACGGTCTTTCTCTTCTTGGGGGAGAACCTATGGAACCTTGCAATCAAAGATGTCTTGTTAATCTTGTTGATCGATTCAAAGAAAAATATCCGAATAAAACTCTTTGGATCTACACCGGATATACTTATGATGAAGATCTGATTGCTGGAGGTAAAGCCTATTGCGAAGTAACCGATAAGATTCTTAATCAATGCGACGTAATGGTTGATGGGGAATTCGTAGAGTCCTTGAAAGATATTTCTTTGAAATTCAGAGGTTCTTCAAATCAAAGGATCTTAAATATCAGGGAAACACGAAAACGAAACGCTATCGTGTTCTGGTGAAATAAGTGGCGATTTCCGTTAAAAGGAGTCGCCACTTTTTGCGTATCTTTATCGTTACTCGAAAGTTGTACGATATTTTATAACGGAGATCGCATAAATGGCAACCATTCCCGGAACATACATAAAGAAAATAGAATCAGGCAATGAAAGAATCGACACACTCGTAAACGTGTTGATTTACCCTACTATTGCCGAATTCGAACAAATCATGATCAACTACGAAACCGGGACTATCATAGGAAAAAACCTTGTTCGATTCACTTACTCAAATTGGAATGAAGCATATCCAGTAGAACTTTATCTGAATGGCGGTGCTATAGCCTTAAATCAGGATCAATTCGAGGTTGACTATCAAATGGGTAAAATTAAATTGAACTTTGATCTCGAACCGGGCGATAGTGTTCAGGCTACATATTGTTTCAATTACTTCCCTCAAGCAATTCTCGAAGGATTCATTTACCGTTCAATTGTCGTAGCAAATACCGCAGGAAACGGCAATACTACAACATACACTATCAAAGATATTCCAGACGGTTGGCTTGGAATCATTGCTGACCTTGTTGTTTCTATGTGTATGGAAAAACTTATTCTTGAATACGACTTGTGGAAAGGTCGGTTGATTTTTGCTATTTCAAACAACGGAATTTACGAGGGGAGCGACAACATCGTTTCTCAGCTCGAACTTGTAAAACACAACGCAGAAGAACGAGCGTACATGTCTTTGAACAATCCGAAGCTCAGAGCTGCAAATTATCTTGCTGGTCCAACAGAGCATTACTACGAAGCCTTGCTGATAGGATCTTCTGCAAGATACAAAAACGGAAGCATGTCCTACGGACCATTGCGTGGAGCTAAATTCAATCGCCTTGTAGGAAATGTTCCAAGACAATGAGGTGAATTATGAGCGAATACTCTTATGAAATAGGCAATTACTATTCAGGACCAGCAGAAAACATTATGATTTTCTGCAAATCTTTAGACATTTCAGAAGATCGTCTTGCGACCGTATCCCCTGTTAAAATAGAGCAATACCAAAGAATCGTCGACGATGCTATTGATGGTTACCTTTGCGAATATTATTTCATTCCATTAACTCCGTATAATCAGGCTATGCCGGACGGTTCTGTAAGAAAGGTATTCCCCGGAAAAATCCGTTTTCTTGCAATCCAATGGACGGCTGGACTTGTTTTGCAGTCGGAATTCCAGAATATGGAA